AACCTTCAGGGATGAGTTACCTGTGTCATACCAGAGGAAACCTTCGATGTCGATGTTAGGCGACGAGGCAGAGATAATGGCAGGTGGTTGAATGGCAGATTCCCATGCCTGAACAACCGTATTGTAGATATACTTTAGTCCTGTAGCGGAGTCGACGTATATCTGTTGATCAGCGGGATCGGGAAAATTAAGTGCCATTATTCTCTAGTAGTTGTTTGACGAGTGATTTCAACTCGTTGATTTCTGACTTGAGTTCAGCAACTTGATGTTGCGCTTCACTATTTATCGTGTGTGTCCGCTTCATAAGACGATAACGCTCTCTGTCAGTGGGGTTTCTCTGGATGATAACTTCGGAATTGTCATCCTTATAGAAACCCTCATATCCTTCACATTTATGTTTCGTCATTCGGTGCACACAAGCATAAAGTCATCGATGATGGGTGCGAGCGCTGGGTTGTCAGCAGTCATCACCAGTTTAATGGAGACAGCGTCGAACTGTGGGATGTCCTGGATGCTCCAGGTCAGTGCCTGCCACTCACCTGCCTTTAGACGACGGGGATCGACATCAGCAGAAGAACGAGGAACAATCTGCTCAACGTTGTTGGGAAGTCCATCTTGGTTGAATGGAACCCACGCCTCACCGATTGCCTCAGTGTCAAATCCAATGTTACGAGGTTTGTAGTATGCCTTGACATTATTCGAGACGAGTTTCTGTCTATTGGTGACAGGGTCTGTAACCACATCACCGTAGAAGATAGTCGTTGTCTTCAGTTCAATACCATCGCAGGCGTTCTCAAACTCGAAGGTTCTCGAAATCCACTTGGAGTAGCTAGTTCCGTTTGGATCCGTCTCAGGAACAAATAGGACGCCGTCAGAGGTGACAACATTGTTACCACCCACTGCCTGAACAGCAGCATCAGAGAATGTTGATGCCAGTTTCAGGTTAGCAGCTCTTTGTCCTTCTAGCACGATACGCTTTGTCGTGGCATTGTATTCTTTAATCTTGGCAGTATGAGATACACTGTCTGTAGTGAAAGTGAAGTTGCTTCCAGCAGTCAAACTGATTGCCGAGACATCCACATCCTTAAGTGTCACTGTTGTGATTTGTCCACCGTAGATGTCATCATCTGGTTTTGGATTGTCAATCAGGTTACGAATAGAAGTAAACTGAGTTCGAATCAAATCAAGTACAGGACTCACTGCTGAGTTAGTTGTACTCATGGTGACAACTGTCTCATATCCTCGTTGTCCACTCATGTGGAACACATCGTTGTACTTGACTTGGTTGATGTGACTCGGGACAACCTTTGGTTCGTTGAAGTAATAAGAGTCGAGCAGTTCAATATTCACTGGAACATCAAGCGTATACTTATTGACTGCATTGTAACCAGTGACTGCCTCTGCCTGAGTGGTTCTTGATGTCGCAATGAATGTCGATGAACCAAATACCTGAGCCCCGGTGTTGATGTTCGCAACTTCGTAAGGAATATTAGGTGTAATCAACACATTACCGCCGCCACCTGAGACAGTTGAGGTTGCACCTGTGCCAGAAACCATTACAGTGAATACATCCATTCCCACATCTACCACCTGGTGGAGGGTGTTAATTTCTTCGAGTGGGATGCCACCAATCGTGGCAGGTGTACCTGTTCCAAAGGCATTACGAATCGCGACATAATCACCAGGAACAAGTCCGTGGTGCTGAGCAACAAACTTAATAATCCTGGGATTAGTACCAAATGCCGTGTCATCGGCATTAGCGGCGGGTTCGGAACTGACTTCGATTGGATCGTAAGTCAACGTCTGTGTTTCAATTGGTGCGTTTTGAAGTGTCACTCTTCCGACTGCACCTGCCTCAAACTCGGCACGGTAGACGTTGAATTTAACATCAACCATCTGGTCTTCCGTCCACAGTCCACCATCCTGTGAGGAGAACATCGAACCAAGGTTTGGTTGCTCAATCACACGAGTTGTGGTACCCAAGATATTCTCACCCAGTTTAGAGGTGTACATCTCATACTTCTTCGTCTCAGGTGCTCTGCAAGTGAAACCATACCAAGTGTCTGGTAACATGTATACGGGAGCAGGGAAGACAAACTTCGTCGGCACGCTCGCGTCCTCTGTGATTGCCACACCCATGATGACAGCCTTCTGAACCTCTCCGAGTCTTGCGACTGCAGTTGCTCCTGTGCCATCACCACTGATGGTGACAGAAGGTGTCTTGGTGTATCCTGAACCTGGTGTGAGCAGCGTCGCTGAGTAAACTAATCCATCTATGGTGGTTGTACCAGATGTTGGCATATTGGGCAACGACACCTGACAAGATGCTGTTGCAGTCACACCACCCAGAAGTTCTGGAGCAGAAAGTGTGATAGTGGTTGCAGTCTCACCATCAACTGTTGTGTCAGGTTGAGAGTAACCAGAACCGAAGTTAGTAATCTCAATCCTATCTACCACATAAGTGTCAAGGGCAATCGTGAAAGTACTTCGCTCCACATTCTGATCGATTGTTAGAACAGTAAAGTTCTCACCCTCGACGAAAGTACCGTTGTAGTTGTTAAGGATAACATTGTAAGTCGTGTTCTCAACATTCGTTCCTGTATTGATAGCAGGACTATTAAATGTAAGTTCTGACTTAATAATACCAGTAGCGCCTGATGTGCTGCCTGTGATTTCAGTACCAGCAGGAATTGTTATTGTGTCCACACCAGTAGGCAGAGTCACATTCGTTCTCAGTGTGGTGTCGGATGGGACAACGATTTTGCCGTGAGGCATGATTTCGTTAGTCACAACGAAACCATCTGTTGTCACCAGATAGCATTCAACAGGAAGGATAGGATCTTTACTCTTAAAGAATGTCTCCACAGATGTGACGAACACGCCATCCTGGAACTCTTTATCAATATGGAAAGACTGTGAAACCGGGTCAATCAGTGGATTACGAACTTGAATCGATTCTGTTACTGTTCGAATTGTTCCAATCTCAATATCAACACCTGTTTGTACGGTGCTTACATTGTCTCTTGTTTGTGAGTCGGTAATAAACTGTTGTCTATTGAACTCAGACATGCGAGTCGAAACAACTGTTTCTTGCTTATCAGCAATCACACCAGCGGCAGTGAAGTTTGCCTCTGCATAACCCTCAATCAAACCAATGTCTATAGGGTTTGTGGGGTTAGATGTGAGTCTGAATGCTTTTGTTCCAGTGATAAAGGTTCTTACCGGACCAGTTTGTTGGAACTGCTGTTCCTCAAGCGAGGTGAAGACGGTTCCTTGGACTGGTGCCCTACCTGCGGGAACCAAGAACACACCGGTGACATTTCCCAAGTCATCTGAGATGATTGGTTCACCAAAACCTTTTTGCCTCGTACCTTGTGGTTGATCAGCACGACTCAGTCCATCTGGAAACTCAGTGCCAGGTGTAGGTGAGTCAGGTGACACATATTCATCAACAGGCACACCATCAAAGAATGCATAATAACGAGTGTTTGGTTTAGTCCTGGATGCAGTAAACGCTACTGGGAAGAAGCGCATATTTCGCGCCAGAGACACATCAGTAACTCTGTCACCATAGGATGTATTTACGATTGATCCTGCCTGAACATCAAGAACTGACTGAGTCTGAACACGCGCCTGTTCTGTCGTGGTAGTGGTGTTTTCGATACTGATTGTTGTCGCACCTTGTTCAATAAAGGTAGCAGTGCCTGTTGCCCACCTGGCACCGGTGCCGCTGAATTGCGCTCGGATTTCTGCTCTATTGTCACCAATAAAGACTCGTGAACCACCCGAGGACTGAGTAACTGTATTGACTTCAGTTGTTACTCTTCCTGTGTCTTCCCATTCCCCCCAGGTTGTTCCAATACCAGCAAACTCCATAAAGTCTGTGAGGTTAACCATTGCGTTGTGCAGGTTGTTATCCTCAATAACCAGTTCTGGTGAACGAGTAATGTCATAGAAGGTGTCAATGGATGGAGACAACTCCATGCTGCCATCATAACAGAACACCTGGAAGTGCTGTAGGTTAATCCATCTCGTCGCATACGGGTTGAATACTAAATTGTCTTCTGTGTAGTTCAGAGTTGCGATGCCATCGCTGCTCTTAGAGTAGTTCTCAGCATCTCTTTCAGTCTTAATGGTTGCCTTCTCTTCCAGTTGAACTTGTTGGACAAAGCAAGGAGAGCGAAGATATGTATATCTTCCATCAATACTGTTTCTGTATTGAGTAGAACCAACAAGTCCTTTACCGTGACCTCTGAAATTGTCAACGACGATTCCATTCTTAAATCTATCAAGTCCAGTGACTGCGTCACGCACCTGCATGTTCAACACACTCTGTTCCAGAATGGAAAGAGTAACAAGTTCTTCAACTCTGTCAAGTCTTCTTTCCAGAGTGGCGATGTCCTTCATTCGGAATCGCTTGTAGTTGTACTTCTTCGTATTGATTGCACCAACGTGTGGTGTGAAAGGAGGGATGAACAAGTCATAAAGACGGATGCCAGTCGCCAAATCTGGATTAGGTTGTGGGTTGTCAGCAGATACACCTTGCTGCAACTTCAACTCACCAGTATTAGTGAGGAATACTGAGTCAATACGAGGCAGATAATACTCGATGTTACACTCAAAGCGTGACTGAGGAACTGGGAAGTTAGGAACAAATGCGTTACCACCGTTGGGTCCACCCAGGAAGTTAATATCGCTCTTCTGTGTACCACTTAGATTACCCTGTGCGCATAGTCCTGCAGTGATAATTGCCAGTTCGGATGGATTCGACCCTGTGCCTGTGTCAAGAGTGTTCACCACTGGACGGAAGTCGAGGCAATCTCTCAGTGCCACATTAATTGTTGGAGTGAACTGTGCTCCTTGGATTGCACCGGACTTAGGACTGTACCATGGGATGTAAGAATATGCTGCTGTGCTTCCGTCTCCTGTGTAAGAGTTGACACTGAAGAAGTCACCCTCTCCTTCGTGCTCGTAGTAATCAACTGTAACCTTAATTGGACCTGTCGCTCTGGGTTTGTCTTCCAGAAGAATGAGACGAGAGACGGTGTACATGTTATCTCTCTGTCCGTCATCCAAGCGATAGTTGAATGTGATGTCTAGATTATTAGCGTCGTAGATTCTCTTCAGTCTCCTAACATCAGCAAGTCCGAGAGGAATAATAAGTTGTTCTGATGTTGCTGCGTCAATTGTCAGTTCAACATCCTTCTTAAGGACCTTTCTCTTCGAGATGGCATTTCTCACCGTCATCGGAATGAGGATTTTGATCGTGCAGGCAGGGATATTGATGTAATCCAACCTGATGGTGATTGATGTCGCGTCGTTATTGAGAAGGATGCCTCGTCTGTATTGTCCCTCGTTGTAGTTCTGATCAATAGTCAGTTGTCGTCCAGTGATATTTGCAGCATCAACTGCGTCACTCAAGTTACGAATTGCAGCAATCGTAATCTGGTTCGGATCGTCGAGGAACTGAGTGATGGCAGATGTTACAGAGGAAGAGGGGTTGCCTGCTTCCAGTGTAAACTCACCAGCATTACCAGAGTTAGACTCACTAATGTTGATGATGAATTCTTTATAGATTTCGTAGTCAATGCCTGTGGCATCTTGGTTTGTCTCCAGTGAGTACACCACATCCTGCGGCAACTGGAACAGCAAGTTCTGTGTCGTCTTTCCTTTAGGCAGCACACGAATACGCTGCACCGTCTTACCTGTGATAGCGGCGTTTAGTGTCGTAGTGAAGTAGACTCTTGCTTTTGCTCGTGCGTCAGAGCGTCCAACCGGTGCCGTTGCGAAGAACACCAGTTTAGAGGTGGGCAAACCATTGTCGTCCACAAAGGTGACGACATCTCCCAGTCCCAACTGACGGGAGGGGTTGCCACTAAAGTTATCACATTCAATGAAGTTGTCGTCAACCTTACCTGTAAACAGTGAGTTATCTGCCAGTCGAACGATCTCAGAATCAGCAGTTGTCTCAGATGAAATGTCAGCAGAGAACTTGTCGA